CAGGGTCAACGCTGTGCTTGAGGTCCAGTAACTCATCATAAGTAACTCCGCCAGTAGCAACGGCAGTTTTACCACTTGTAGCAGCGTTAAGGCCCTGAGGTTGTGATGAACCTGTGCCCGCTGCGAAGTGAGCAGCTTCAGCACGACCAAGGCGCTCGCCCATGATTTCAGCTAAATACGCTTCAAGATTGAATGCGTTATCTTGCAATAATTCGAAAGATACGCGCACAATGTTCGAGGTGTATTTGTACGCCAACATTCTGATTTCAGAGAATACTAAATCTTGCTCTGAATCTGCGGCATTTTCAGCGAGAATAGCACCAGTGTTTGACGTATCGTCATTAACTGGAATGGGGATGTCTGCACCAGTGCCAGTGTTAAACACTGTTGCAAATCCTTCAATACCACCATAAGCTGCCCTATGCGACACCATCATGTTTACGAACTCTTCAGGTACTAAATAACCGCCCTCGGAATCTGTGCCTTTTGATTGTGCCCGCGCTTCTTAGATAGCTTGGCGCTCTTCACGTGATAACTCAGTGTGGCCCGCTTCGGTACTTCTCAACAACTTAGAAAAAGCTTGATGATAGCTTGGCTTTTTGGCTTCGTCTTTCTGCTCTTGAGTGCTTCGCTTGAACTTCTCGCGTAGCTCTTCGTTATCAACGATTTCAGGAATAGACTTGCTACGCTCAATATGACCATCGAGCATATCAAGACGAGACACCATCTTATCCCAGTTTTCGTTTTCTTCAGAAGTTAACGCACGCTCTTCTTTAGCAGCGCTCGCATTCATGTCGCGCATTTTAGTAGCGATTTCATTTCGCTCTTGTAGCATATCCTGCAATTTCATAATAGCCACCCCTTAATTATGTTGGCTTTGGTTTTAAAGTTTCCACGCTTTAGGTGGCATCAGGCCCACTTAGGGGACTTGATTCTTTCTAAGACCGCCAAACGCCTCTCTAGCTCACGTTTAACGTTTTTAAACTTATCTAATGATCTCATAGCCGCCGTTGCATCAGTATAAGCGGGGTATGTTACGGGGCTGACGTCATAAAGCTTTTCAACCCTATGAACCCTTCGGATGATCTTGTCATCTTCAAACAGCCATTCGTCATCACGAACAGTAAATGCGAAGCTTGATTGTGTAACGTCTCCACGTCTTACGCTTTCTAGCAAATCGTTTGCATAGGTCGTGTTGGGAAAATCAACATCATAGCCAAGGCCGTTTTCATCTACAAAAAGTCGCAAAGTTTCTGAAGTAGTGCGGCCAAGTATCAAATTACTATCATGATTAAATAAGGCTCTTACATCATCGTCAAGTCGCCCCTCGAAAGCATCAGGCGCTATTACTTCAGTGAACCCGCCTAGGTCTTGCGAGAACTTTTCAAATACGCTGGCATAGCCCTTAACGTTACGCTCTTCGCCTTTCTCAATACTCGCGCTGTACGTCCTGCGTTCAATTTCCATAATATACCCCTAGCGTGTTAATTATAATATCTTTGGTCATTGTTCGCTTTTCGTCGCTCACATTTTGCCATAGCTTAAAGTCTTTCTTAAACGCTTCTAGGACGTCGGACCGGTTGAAAGCGTCACAGATTGGCCCTAACTGCTTGTCTATAAAGCTTTCACCATCCCAACCGCTTGAGGCTTTCCTGGTGGCATTTTCCATGCGTTGAGCGAACGATTCAAAAAGGGGTTTTATGTCTGCCCGCGCTTCGTCTGCCGCTGGCTCTTGATCTTCCTGTACCCCTGCCGATTCGTCGACGTTCACCATATTTAATGGCGTCAAAATTTCATCTAAGCCTTCAATAGGGTTAAGGTTCCTTGCTTTTCGGCCTTCGTTTCGCGTAATAATGCCCGCATAAATTAGGCTAACATCTTTTTCTGCTTCTTCTTTTGGTGTGCCGCGTAGCATGTTGGATCGATCAAAAGTTAGGGCTATGTTTTTCTGTTCTTTCGTTGAAAGTAGCTTATATGTCGCTTCCTGCTCCCACTGTATGAACCAAGGCGATAAGGTTCGACGTGTGAAGTTAATCGTCTCTTCCACAATGTTATTAAAACTGGATTTACTTAAATCACCGATCATGTGAGGCGGTATATTGTATATTTGAGCTATTTTAGCATCGCCGTATTTTCTAGTTTCCAAAAACTGCGCTTCGTTCGGTGGTATTCCTATGCGCTGGTATTCCATGCCGTGCGATAAAACTGGCGTTTGGTGCCTGTTTCCACTTCCAGAGTATAGGCGTTTCCAGCTCTTTTTAATCTCTTCTTTGTGCTCTTGTTTCACGGCCCCCGGTATTTTCAGATAACCTTGAATTACTGCACCATTTCCGAAGAATTCCGCGCCGTAGTTCTGCGCTGCAATCTGAATGCCCAGCTCCTCAGCGTGCTGTCGAATAGGGCTAATGCCTCGATAGCCATCAGCGCCAAGGTTTTTAATGTGTAGTACCTGATCCGATCTCAGTATGATCTGTTTCGGGTTAGTTTCTCCGAGTATCTCGGTGTAATAGTATATCTCTCCGCCTTCCTCGTGCACCCACGTAGACCAAGGCGCAAGAGGGTACAAGCCCAAAGGATAGCCGCTTTCACCCATGTCTATGAAAGCGTAACCATTGCCCCATCGCAAAGCATGGGACTGTAACAGCTCGATAAATCCAAAAGCTGTCATGTGTGGATTAGGCCGAAGCTTCAGTAATTTATAGAGCGGGTGATTATCTAGCAGTTTGGTAGTGCCGTTTTTTGTCTGATACGGTAAGAATGTTTGACCCGCAATGAATCCGCTTATTGTCTTTACTGCACTGCTCACCGCCGCAAGTTGCATTGCCGACAACTCAGTAACATTCACGCCGCTATTATTGGGTGCGTAGTTGAATACACTTGATAAGCTTGCGTCCGCGCTACTATATGAGGCGCTTCTTTTGAAAATATCTTTTAGCCATTTCATACGACCAGAAGTCCCTCGCTAAAGTCTGCGTTCTCATCTCTATAAACCATCGCCCGTGCTACGCCCATTATCATTCCGACCGCGCCATCAATTTTAGATCCTGGGCGCGATTTTCTAGGAAATATGTTTTCGTTTCTGTCCGGTTGCACAAGTATATTCGACATCATCCACGACATTACAGGATTACCGTTATGCTGCAATCTTCCCGCTTTTACTGCCGCCTCTATCTCATACATTGCGCCGCTCATGTTTTTGGCAGTCTGCCCGAATTCCAAGACTGGCAAATCTTCATCTGCAAGCTGCTGAGCTAAGTAAGTTGCGTTCCAAGGGTCGTATGGTATCTCATTTGCCCCGAAGCTTGAGCAATCACTTAATATATGCTCTTTGATCTGCTGAAAGTCGATCTCTTCGCCCTGTGTCGCTATCAAGTGTTTTGATATTTCCCACTTACGGTACTTACCGCTTTTTTCCTTACGAACCATGGACTCAGGCACAAAAAACTTAGGAAAAACGCGGTAATGTACTTTGTCGTTTTCCATTTTCATGAACACTTTAACATAAGCAGCAATGTCACACTTGCTTGCTAGGTCTATACCGTGGAAGCAGTCCCACCCAATAAACTGTTCAGGGTGAATATCAGCGCCGCACCGCTGCCAATCATTAAAGGCCAACCAAGGCTCACCAGCGCTAACCCACTTATTGAGGTGTTTCGTCAAGAACGCGTTTTGTTTTTTGGGGTCTCTTTTCGCGTCTTCTAGCTGGTCTTCTAAAAATTCCGCGCCTACGCTTACACCTAAGTTTGGATTGGCTTTTATAAAGTTTTCGGGGTCTTCCCAATTGTCAGCGGCCTCCCCTTCGCGGTGGCTTTGGTCTATTTCATAAATTATAGCAAATAGCCGCTCATCCTGTTCTGCACCTTCTAGCACCTTTTTACATAGCATGTACTCATCGAAGCATGGCCCATCGACGTTAAAACCTGCGGTGGTTATGATTAGCAGCAAAGGCGAACTACCAACCGATCGCGCACCCATACCAGTGATGAATGTGTCGACTACATCATTAGTATCATGCTCGTGGTACTCATCAACAATACCACAATGAGGGCTGCCGCCATCTTTTGGCTTACCTATAGTTGGCTCAAAAAAGGAACCGTCCTCCTCACGTATAATCTGACTTTTTAGGGCTTTCAATCCGTAAAAGTTGGTCAATTCTGGCGTTTTGTCGCACATTAACTTAGCAGGTGTGTACACCTCGTAAGCCTGTTTTTTGTTAGTAGCGCCACAATATATTTCCGCGCCATGTTCACCGTCTGCGGTCATCATATATAGGCCGATTCCAGAGGCGAAAATCGACTTACCGTTCTTTCTAGCGACTTGTATATAGGCTTTTCTAAAGCGTCTTTTGCCCGTTTTCTTATCGACCCAACCGAAAATATTACCTAAAACGAACGATTGCCACGGCTCTAATTTAATATTCTCACGCCTGCCCGCCCATATACCTTTTGTGTGTGGTAACAGCTCCATGAAATTACAAACATGCTCTACCAGGCTAGGTTTGAACTCATATTTAAAGTCATCACCTCGGTCCAGGTCTTTAATAAATCGCTCGCACGCATGAAACACCGCTTTGCACGATCTAATTTTACCTTCAGTAATGTCCATGGCGTATTTAGCCATGCGCTCGGTGTGACTTGTCACTTTTGCAAATCCTTAAAGCTGGTGGCCGATCCGCCTGGCGGCTTTCCTTCAATCTTAGACCTACTAGCGGGGTCTAATCCTAAAATAGTGCCGAATTTAATCATAGTTGACGCTGTGGTGTTATAAACCGTTACCGCTGGGTGTGTAACATAGTCCCCGTTATTCTTTTGCATCACCGGTGAGCCGTAATTTTTGATCTCTTCGTCGGCTTTTAACATTGTCTCGTAAGCCATGCAATAAGCTTCTAAGTTCTGACGATCTACGTTAGTCAGACACCCCCTAGACGCTAAATGTTCGGCAAGTTCTCGCCATTTACGCGCCCCTGGCCCCTGTTCGTTTAGAGTGCCTGGTACGCTTAAATCTTCCAGCGCCTCATATTTCGGCTCATGCTTCGGCGCGTCACTGGTCTTAAACGTACCACTTGCCAGCTTCAAAATTGTCGGCTTTGCTTTTCTGCCCATTTTTTACCCCTAGACTTTGTTCGTAGTACGTTCGCTTGCTGTGGCACGGCTTGCACAATGACCGTAAGTTGATCTCATCATATTTAAGCTCTGGGTAATCAGCAAGCGGCTTGATGTGATCAATTTCCGATGCTGTAACCAAAAAGCCCTCCTTTTTGCAGAAAACGCACAAAGGGTTGCGGTGTAAATATGATTTTCTGAATTTATACCAAGCGTTATCATACCCTCGTTGTGTCCTAGTTCCGCGCTTTTTGTCGTGTTCTGACCAGTAGTGTTTTCGATGATCATCACAATATCGCTCTTTAGTTTTGCTGTTGCACCCTGGCCTTGCGCATATTTTTAAGGGCTTTTTTCTCATATGACGTTAATTATAACCACCATGTCATCAGACTCCCCTGACGCATAGTTGGCCCTTATTACGTATCGATAAGCACCACCTGCCACACCGCCCGATACGATTACACCAAACAGCCTACCCGCCGCGTAACTGTTTCCGCCGTAGTCCTGCTCAACTTCATCATTAACGCCCCTACCAGTTACCGTCAAAGTGTCATCATAAACACTATTATCAGACAGTAATGTAACTGATTTGGCGGTCCTATCAGAACTTATTGAAAATAAGTCAACCCAATAATGTTTTGTTGAATCTTTATCATGATATATGTGCACCTCTGAGTCTATGACGCTAGATTCAGATACTTGAACATCCCAGAACGCTGTATCTAAATCGCCGTCAGAAGCAGATACGGTAACACTGAATGCTGTGTTTGTAGTGCCATCAGTATTTGTGGCAGATACGCCAACACTATACGGACTAGCGTTTAAGTCTACCGTATTTAATGTGCCTGAAAATACCGAACCGGATAGACTCAAACCGCTAGACGACGGGGCAGAAAAAATAGCGTAACTATCCGCGCCTGTGAAGTAGTTTGTCAGGTCTACTGTAACAGTATCGCCAACGTTAGCCGTAACATTGGGTATGGTAGATGTCAAAACCGGCAAGCTCAAAGCGCTTACCTGAACACCCATAGCACCCTGTGCTGTGCCGTCGCTATTTGTAGCTATAACCGTGATTGTAAATGGACTAGCTGCCAAATCAACACCGTTCGGCGTACCACTTATAACGCCAGTATCTGCATTTATAGCTATAGCTGATCCGACCGGCTCACCCAAAACCGCATAACTATCTACTAAAGAAAAGTAACTAGATATGTCATAAGTAAACGCCTCGCCCTCTTTAATCAAAAGTGAGGGTATCGGGCCAGAAAAAACAGGCGGCGCGGCTGCATTAACTGTCGCGCTGAACTCATCCCAAGCGCCCGCGCCGTCAGCGTTAACACCACGGACACGGAAAAGCAAAGGGCTTGCCGCCGTTGCTGTTGAATTCGGTGTGCCAGAAAACGAACCTGTGTTGCTGTCAAACGCTAATCCGTAACTTGTTAGCGTTGCGGTTGGGTCTACGTATCCCGAACCGCTATTTATTTCTAAATTGTAGCTAGTTTCTTTGTCTATAAATCCGCTTACATTAAGCGGCACAATGAAAACCTCAGACCATGTTTGATCTGGAATGGGCGTGGTGATTACAGGTAAATCACGATCATAAAAACCAAGCTCAAATTCAGTGCTTAGCGAGCCGCTGGAATTCGTCGCGGTTGCTGTAACTAAATAGTAAGCGGTGTTCCCATCGCCAAGGTTAGCATCAAATAAATTTACAACACCACTAATTAATCCGCTCGCTGGGCCTACTGATAAGCCGCTGTTAGGTGCTAAACCGCTTATTGAATATCCGCTAGCACCACTAAAATAACTGGATAAATTTATAGATACACTATCACCGTCACTATAAACCGCGTCGGGTATATCAGTTGTAAGTGTTGGCGGTGTGCCGACTGATAAAGTAGTCGCATTTATGGGACCATCGACGCGAGCCCTGCTGTTTGAGTCTTCTAGCGCTATATAAAAGCTTAGGCCGCTTCCTGCTGGCAGGCCCGTTACTGTATCAGTGGTTAGCGTGTCGGCAGAAAACGCTGTTAATCCACTGTCACCGATAGCAGCTAGGCCCGCCGCGTTTTGCCCTGCTAGTATTTGTGATGCTGTCGGCGCTTCGTCCGTTTGCAATACACCGACAATTCGATAATTGCCACCGTCATCAGCTTGGAATCTTAACTGTACGCTTGATGACGTTTCGCTTGATGTGACAAGCTCAAGGGGTGTTGTTAAAAACGGGCCTAGAACCTTGAAAGTTTCAGTTGCGCTACTTCCCCAATTCGCGCCGTCATATATCCAATATACGTATGTTGCTCGGTCGCTTACGCCCTCGATAACGCCTGCTGTCGTTATTGTTCCCGAGCCGTTGCTATAGTAGCCGTAATGTTTGTGTCCGTCTGCAAGTGACGTGTCATTGTCGTAAATACTATCAGCAGTCCATGGGCTACCCGTTATCGTGTGGTAGTCATAGCCAGTTTGAGGAACTGTAGTTATGTTTAGCGTAAGTGTGCTTGAGTCGCTTGTGTCAGTAATTTCGAAAACGTATGCAGTGTTATAGTCTGCCGAGGAATCGCCGAAAGTCTGCAAAGAAGGCCAAGAATTTATTGTCAGGCTTTCAGTATCTTGCGAATCAATCGTTATTGACTGGCCCTTATACGTAGCTGTAAATGGCCCAGTTTTGCCGCCAAAGGTGAATGTAACAGTATCACCTGGTTGGGGTGTTGAATCAGTTACACCCGTTCCACTTACTGATACGGTTTCCGCCGCGATAATACCCGTCGCGTATCTCGTGTGGTAAACGAGATAATCACCCGCTGCGGATTGTGAAAAGTTACCGCTAGAATCGAAGGTTCCGTCACTGGTAAGCGTTGTGATCTGATCGTTTTCTACAGGAGCTATAGCAAACGAGCCAAAAAACGTTTGCGCTGGTGTAGCGCCTAAAGTCGTTGTCGTGTAATTTGCGCCTGCGCTGAATGGTGCGTTTGTTGATGTTCCTGTTAGCGCTGCGGTAGTAAAATTCTGACTTGCTGCTGTTCCACCACCAACCGCATTGACCGCCCGAACGTCTAGCGCATATTGTGTTGCCGCACTTAGCCCCGTAATTTCTTGAGGCGATACA